AAAAAGACTTTGGTTGAACAAGAACTTGCTAGATTAAGATTTGATTACAGGGAAATAGCACCTAGAAAAGTTAAAGGAGATACGTCTTTTACAAATTTAACTAAAGGTTATATGGGTCAAAATATGGATAATAAAATACTTCCATATATATTAAGTGATGAATATAATAATTATGCTACAGATAGACAAAAAAAATATTTTTTAAAACAGTTAATTTCTGATTATAAAACATTAGCAAGAGCAAAAGTATTAGACCCTGATTTAGAGGGAACTTTAGATGAAAGAAAAAGAAGATTAAGAGCTATGTTTATAGGAACACCAACTGCACAAAGAAGAATAATTGAAGAGAGATATAGAGCTGAAGAAGGGGGTAGTATATACGAAGATGAAAACTTTCTTCATGGCATATCTCTCTACGTAGAAATGTTTGGTACTGAAGACTTTGATAAATATAAAGTTAAAAAAGACTTATAATAATTAACGATTATCTCCACTTCCCCCTAGTACACCACGTTTCTTTCTTGATTTAAGTTTATCTAAATTATTTTCCATAATCTTACCTAAATCATAATCTAAATAATCAGCTAACACAGCACAGTACCACAATACATCACCTATCTCACTAGGCAGGTCATGCTTCCAACTCTCTGTTGGTAATCTGTCACGGATTACTTTCTTAGTCTTGTTAGCTATCTCACCTGCTTCACCTACAAGCCCTAAAGTTAAATACTCTAGGGCTGTAGAAGGTGGAAATATAGCAGTCTCTTTTGCTTTTCTCTGATATTCAGATGCAGTTATAGTGCTTTTATTTTTTTCTTTCATAAATTTGTTTACCTCTTCTTGTAAAAATGTTTCCATTGTATATCCTTACCTAAATTATTTGCATAACCAAAGTTATAACCACGCTGCCATTCTCTGTGTTGCATTGTATTATCAGGGTAAGGGTTTTCAGTAGCTATAATTTTATGACCTCTTACAGTCTTTATAAATTGTTTACCTTTAAAAGCATTCAATCCTCTTTTAAATTGAATACTTAAAGGCGCATCATATTTACTTAGATTTGGGTTTCTCTTTCGTTTTTGATTTTTCATTCTCTAAACTCCTTTCGAGGTATTTACCTACCATTATTAGTTTATCGTTACAGTTTGCTAGTTTTTCCATCTCAACATCTAATGCACTAAATACATCTTGATGTTCAGGCTCTCCAATGCCAACAGACCTTGTTAGCATATTCTCTATATTTACTAAATGTTTATTAACTAAACCTATATAATAAGTTTTCATTGCATTAATCATCATATCTCTCATATTTATTCTCCTTTAAAATGCTTTAATCACATCTGATGAAAACAACTTCTGTATGTTTAACAGATACATTCTTGATGCATTGTGGTCTCCACCATTAACTATTTTTTTATAATCTAAACTATTGATTATTTTTTTAAGACTCTTTGTATCAAAGACAAGAGTACAAAACGTGTCGTTACCAATGCATAAATTGTGAAACCAATAATCTGATTCCGTGCTACTGATGCCACTTGGTTTTCCATAAGACTCAAACTCAATCGCAATATTGCCTGTTCTTTTCCACATATCTCTTTCACTTTTTACCTCTATCTTTTTATTTTCAAACATCTCTGCTATTTTTTTCTCTCTAACCTTACCATATTTTAGGTCAATGTCAAATTTCTTTCTATCTTCAATACTTGGTTCTAAATTTTGCATAATATGCTCCTTTTTTCTCTATTGTTAAAAATTTTTCTTCGTATAAAGCCCGTCAGAGGGGTGAAACACACCCTCCGAAGGGTAATATACCTGAATTATGAAGCCTCTATGTCTACAACTTCACAAACTCCAGCAGTGCAAGCTAACTCTTTTGAGCCTGTTGTAGTGTCTTCTTTTTCAAAATCCATCAACCTAGACCAATCAATTGCCTGTGGCATCTCTTTTATTAGCTCTTCATACTTATCTTTAGTAATTTCTTGATAAGGTGCTTGCGCATAAGTGTGGTCACTATGCGGCAAAAAGCTAATCCCTGATATATCATCAAAGTTTTCATATACCCAAGCTCCAACTTTCATCCACTCATCTTCTTTTACAGTTATTGTAACAGAAGGTTTATGTTCACACCAATGCCTTTGATAAGCTAACCAAATTTTTAATTGGTCTTCTGCATCAACATCATCTCTCGTAATAGCATTGTCAGGTGCTTTCATTGGAAAGCTAAACACTGTAGTGCTATCAGGCTTCATAACGTCAGGTTCATTTGGAATATTACTATAAATCATAAACTGTGTCAATGGGTCTTTGTTATCACCACGTACAGTACGAATGTAATACTTGCTATGTCTAGCATGAATACCACTTGCACTATCCACGAGTTGAGAAACAGTACCACTTGGTTTGACACAAGTAATAGCAGTTGATTGAGGTATGCCCAAAGATTGTGCAAACTCTTTATTTGTTTCAATTGCAATCTCCTTTAGTTCTTTTAACTTATCACCTGTGCCATACTCATCCCACAAATTCATGCCATCTTCATAAACCCAAAAAGCATCGGTGTTAAATTCCTTGTTGTCCATTATACCTGTCAATGATACACCAAGCAGTCTTTCTTCTTCTGTATTATCTTTCCATACTTTACGTAAGTATTTAAAGTCTGTCAAGGTTGACTGTAATGTTCCTAGTATAGTTGCAATACGTACCTTTTCTTTTAAGGTTTCCATTGTATCGTTTTCTCTAACTACAACTTCAGATAAGTTACAGAACTGATATGGTCGTAATATAATCTCACTACATGGATTACAACCAAATGCATGGTCAGTATCTCGTCTACCATTTTTAGCTGCTTGTTTTACTGCAGACTTACGATTAAATATACCACGCTCACCTGACTTACTTTCAACAAGAGATAGCCACTCTCTCATGTATGTCTCCATACTTACTTTACCTTTGTAGGCTACACTGTTGTTGGCTAAAGCTCTGTGTCCTTCATTCTCCCACCACTGACCTGACTTAGCATGTCTCATTTGGTCATCACCAAGGTTAGATAAACTGATAAGTGCAGAACGTCTAACACCACCTACAACTACAACCTCACCTACCTTACACATTATATCGTGACACTCAATAGGATACAATCTTCTACCTGCTGCATTTTTAAAAATGGTTATGCAAAAGTTATATAAATCTACAAGTGGTTCAGGACCTGATGCCCTACCACCAAATGTTTTAAGTCTTGCACCTGCAGGTCTTACATCTGATACGTCAAGTTTAGGAACTTGTCCAACATATAACATGGCTATCAACTCTCGCAGCGCCTTTGCCCAACCTGAACGAGAATCACCTACTTTGATAACAGTTGTGCTTTCTTCAAAGTGTTCATTAACAACAGGAAGTTTATCTACATTTTCTCTTTCTACAGAAAATCCTACACCTGTGCCACACATAAGTATATACATACATTCATCAAATGCACGAGGGCTATCAACAGGTAAGTATGAGCAGTTGTAACCTGCAACATGGCATCTATCTAATGCCTTACCTGCAGTCATCATTGCTCTCATACTTGGCATGACATTTAAACTAACAATATTGTCAAATATCTTTTTCTGTAAATCTACTGACAAGTCAAGATTGTGATTTTTAGAAACATGTGTAACCATGTACTGCACATATCTGTCAACTGTTTCTGACCAAGTTTCTCTTCTGTTTTCCTCTTCTATCCATCTAGCATATCGTGATAACGCTATGAAGTTTTGATAGTCTGTTGGTAAATAATTATTGTTCATTTTTTCTATCTCCTACTATTATTCTTATATGCTTTATGGAAAAGCCATCTATCTCATGTACCAAGTCTGTTAGGTAATCTTTTAATTCTTCATCTATTCTATCGTCAGAAGGTGTTATATAATCCTCATCAACTTTTAGAGTCATCATTACTTTTACGAGCATCTTCTAAAACCTTCCTTAACTTATTTAAATAGAAGATAGCTTTATCAATATCTTCTATACCATTCTTATATCTATATCTCCAAAGATATTTCATTACATTACCTTGTAGGTAATATTCAAAACCTTCATCTGTAGCTGCCTGTATTGCATCAAGACATTCTATACCACTTTGATTGTAATGTGGTGGATGATTTACCATATCTTTCTTTGACACTTTTGTTTGATACATTTTTTCTAAACCTTTAACAGGTATATCTTTTCCAAAGTCTATTAAATCTTTTATTGTTGGTTTCATTTATTAACATTCTCCCCTTTAAAATTAACATTTATAACATTTTTGTACGTATTGTCAACTGCTATTTTTACATCTTTGTTTTTAGCCGTATTTTTTTCATCAGGGATTTGTAAGAAATTATATACTCTGTTACGTAACTTTATATCTTCTTCCATTAAACTTAATGCTGCACAAGCCATTTGACATATATTTTCTAGTGCATAAAAACTATCGTCATTTATATTTGTTCTACGAACATTTATAGCTAAATTATATCTACCTAACCACTCTCCTTCGTCATCAACATCAGGTATAACTTCTATAAAAAATTGATTTCCTTTATTGTCATATTTTTCAATCATGGTACTCTCCTTATTTTGTTGCCATTAAATTTTATAAATTTAGGATACTTATTTTCTCCTTTTTCTTTTAACCAATCTTCTGGTATAACTCTATCGTAGTATCTAAACTCATGTTTAACACACCACTCACCATAAGTTGATTTTGCTCCCTTTCTTAACTTTCTTTTGCTACTTGTAAATATAAATCTAATATCTAAAGTAGGATGTTGTCTCTTAATATACAAGTGTTTTCTTCTATCTGCAACAGTAAACATTCCTTTTGTTTCTATTATAATACCATTGTGCAAAACGAAATCAGGGGTATAGGTGCGATATGCGAGGTCTTCCCATTCTATTTTAACTTTTTCATATAAAAAGTCAAAGTTATTTTCTTTTAAGAAGGTTGCTACTGCATCCTCTAAACCACTCCTATACCCATTTTTACGTGCCATTTGGGTGGCACTATACGCTGACATTAAAAATAAAATCTAAAAGGATAATCTGTGGTAACATTATGTCCATATCCTAAGGATTTCATTTCTTCACGCACTAATTTTTCTGCTTCTTTTTTTTGTTCTAGTGCGTGACGTAATCCCTCTGTTCTACGCTCACGATATTGTTTTTTAAGCTCATAAAGCTCCCTTTCTTTTTCTTTAATCATTTCTGCCATATCATCTACTTTTAAATCTGTCATATTTTATCTCTCCATATTTTCTTTGCTTCTGTTTTTTGTTTATCGCTCCAAGTCCACGAGTCGAAGTTTGGATAAACCAATGAAGCTAACTCATGTCTATCACTACTAATAGACAAAAACTTTTGTATACTAAAAGCTACTTTTTTAAGTTGCTCTTTGTATGCAGTTAAGTTTTTAAGTGTAAACTTTTTATAGTCTTTTGGTGTAGCAAAAAACAAGTCTACACTATTGTTTGGGTATGCCATAGAGTACAAAGCCATTTGTCTTTTCTGCGCTTCTGTAGGTTTATATGGCATACGTGTTGATGTTTTTAAGTC